TCAAACAGCCGGGGGCGCCGTTCGGGCCTCGCAGTGCCCACCGCCACCGATGATGATCAGCTCGCCCACCTCCTTACTGTTCCCCCTGCCGCCGGCGGTGTAGGTAACGCCGACCTCGCGGATCTCGCAGCCCCGGAAGGCGTCGCGGACCTTGGGGTGGTCGAGGTTGGTGGCGATGAACCTGCCCTTGATGGACTTGAGGGTGGCCGCCAGGCGCCACAGGCTCTCCTCCTGGAACAAGCCGGCGTCGTAGTAGTCCTCGGTGCCGACATAGGGGCTGTCGCAGTAGAACAGGGTGCCCTTGGTGTCGTAGCGCCGAATGAAGGGCTCGAAGTCGAGGCACTCCACCACCACCCCCGCCATGCGCTCGTGCAGCTCGGCCAGGCGCTGGGCGAGGATGGTGACGTTGAAGCGGCCCGACCTGGTGGGGTCGACGCCGAAGGTCCGCCCGGCCACCTTGCCCCCATACGACAGCGCCTGCAGGTATAGGAACCGAGCGGCGCGCTCCAGGTCAGTCAGGGTGTCGGGCTCGACCTGGGCGAGCCGCTCGAACTCGGCGCGGCTGGTCAGCTGGAACTTGAGGGTGTCCATGAATTGTGGGAAGTGCCGCTGCAAGATGCGGAAGAAGGTGGCCACGTCGCGCGAGGCGTCGTTGATCACCTCGGCCTTGGGCACCACGGTACGGCGGAAGAAAACGCCCCCCATGCCCACGAACGCCTCGGCATAGACATCGTGGGGAGTGGCCTGGATCAGTTGGATCAGATCCTTGGAGAGATTGCGCTTGCCGCCGATATAGGCCACCGCCGGCTTAACCGGGGTAACGCGCTCGTGGCTGGGGTTGACGATCATCGGGCTGTTCCCTTGGCGCTCTCTGGCACTCGGGCTGGGGGCTCGCGGCCCTCTGGATGCGGTTGACGGCCCCGCAGCGGGGGCATTTGACTTCAATGTCGAGCGGGCCGCTGGCCGCCTTGAGCAGCTGGCGGCGGCACCCGCAACGGATGGACTCCATGGGCATTGATCACTACAAGAACCCCGCCCGGTCGACGGGTGCGGGGATGACCCGGCCTCGGCCGGGGTTGGGTCATGCGAGATGCCCTCTCGCGGTTCGGGACGCTGCTACGTCCCACCCCCCGCCGGCCGATGCCGACAAGGGTATCGGTGTGAATGAAGCGGCCGATCATTCGGCCGCCGCTCCCTTCGGCGTCTCGCCTTCCACGCTCGTGGTCAGCCCGCTCGATTTGGCCAGCTTGTGGACGGCGCGAGTGACCACCCAGGTACCGCTGGCGATGTCTCCCAGACCTGACACCACCATCTTGCCTTCGGCGCCCAGCGACGGCCGGCCGGGCACCACGTCACCCGAGAAGGTGCCGACACCGCGCGCCAGGGCGTCCAGCTTGGCGGCGGCGGCGCGCTGTGCCTGGTCGGCGTCGGGGTATTTCTGGCGCAGGGTGTGGGTGGGGCCTTCGCCGTTGCCCACCTTGATCGACTCGGGCTGGCCAGTGGCCGGGTTGTGCCACTGGGCGACCACCGAGCCGTACTTGCCGCGATCCGCCTGGGTGGCGTTGTAGTTGCGCAGATCCTGCGGTCCCAGCGACACGCTGGGCATGGCCCTGCCCGTGGCGCTCTTGGCCTCGCCGCGCGGCACGAACACCAGGCGCCCGGACATGGGCTTCGCCACGGCGTCGTAGGTCTTGGCCACGCGGGTCAGCAAGGCCATGTCGCTCTCGTTGGTCTGCGCCAGGTTGGGGATGGCGACGCCGGCCAGCGCCGGCGAGACCACCGGAATCAGGTTGTGTTCGCCGGCGATGGTCTTGACCAGGTCGCCGATGGTGATGCCGTCCCAACCACGCGTCTTCTGTTCCTTCATCTCCTTGCGCATGTCGGCGGCCTTGCCGCTGATGGTGATGGCATGGGGCGGGCCGCTGGCCGCCAGCTCGTCCACCACGAACAGGCCCATGTGCACCAGGCCGGCCTCCTCGTACCCCATCCAGCATTCCAGCTTGGCGCCCTTGCGCGGGGCGGCGATGGCCAGGTCGCGGTTGTCCAGCTCGATGGCGATGGTGTCGCTGGTGATCCCCGCCTCGTCGGTGATGGTCAGCGACAGCAGGCGCTTGGCGCAGGCCGCCGTGATGTCGGCACCGTCGGCGGTGATCTTCCAGATCGGCTCCATGGCCTCAGTCCCACAGCTTGACGATGGCGGCGCCCGAGGTGGTGGCGGTCGGCGCCTCCAGATCCGGCAGCTCGATCTCGATGCCGGCGGGCAGGATCAGACCGTGGTCGGCCAGCCGGGGATTGGCCTCGAACACCGCCTCGGCGGCGTTCTCGCGGCCGTAATAGCGCCAGCAGATGGCATCCACCTGGTCGCCCTGGCGGGTGATGTACTTCATGCTTTCCCCTCGTCGTCGGGGCCGTACTCCTCCAGCGTGAGGTCGAACTCCATCTTGAGGGGCACGCCGTTGGGCAGGAAATTGGTCCAGCGCTCGTGCACCTTGACGATGCACCACTTGCCCCAGACCTTGCCGGTGCCGTCCACCAGGATCAGCGGCTTGCCCTTGTCGGCCTCGCGGCGCATGGCGTTGATCTGGCCCAGGCCGCCCCAGTAATGGGGATAGATCGTGCCCGGCAGGGTGATGGTGTCGCCATCGGGTCCGGTGAACTGGCGGGCCGGCTTGCGGCCCATGCGCTCCTGCTTGGCCCAGCGCCATTCGCTGGTGCGGTCCAGCTCGCGGTAGGCGGCGGTGGTGAGCGAGAAGCGGTAGTCCCCCAGCGCCATCATGATCCCGGCCATGATCCCTCTCAGTCGGCGAGCGCCGCGCGTTGGCGCTGGGCGATCAATTGGGCCACCTGGTCAGCCAGCGCCCGAACATCCATTCCTGGCGCCGCCTGAACGACGATGGAGCCAGGCGCGAAGGTGATGGAGACGGTTTTCGATGGGCCAGCCTCAGGCTTATCGGCGGCATCCGAGCGGCTGACCGGCGCGTCGGGCGCCGTCGGGGCGTTCTGCTTTCCATTGTCTCCCTTCTTGTCCTTGGCCAGCCAACCGCCCAGCGCCTCGCCGCCGAACGCGCCCAGCGCGCCGCCGATGATGGCGCCCAGCGCCGTGCCGATCACCGGCACGAACGATCCGATGGCGGCGCCGGCGGCGGCGCCGGCCAGGCCGCCGGCCAGGTTCCCGGCCGAGGCGCCTTTCTCTTCCTTCGACAGGTTGGGGTCCATCAGGTCGCTGGCAGCCATGACGCCGCTGATGGCGAGGCCGGCACCGCCCAGCGCCTTGCCGCCGAAGCGCAGGGCCTTGCCCAGCTTGCCGGCACCGCCCAGTCCCTTGCCGAGACCATCGCCAAGACCGTCGAGACCACCGATGCCGGCCTGTGAACGGGCCAGCCGGCCGGAAGCGTTGGCGGCGGAATTGGCGGCGGCGGTGTACTGCCGCAGGCGGGCGGTGGCGGCGCCCAGGCGCCCACCCATGGTGGTGGTGCTGGCCCCCAGGCGGCCGACGCCGGCGGCGGCCTGGCCCGAGGCCCGCCCCATCCCCAACGATTCACGCACCACCCCGCCGAGGCCGCCCCGGTAATAAGTCAGGGCGTAGCGGGCCAGAGTGGCTGCAGTCTTGTAGACCGTGAACGCACCAACCACACCGATCAGCGCCGCCGTAGCGTGGGGTGCTGCGTCCGCCAGGTCCGCCAGGGCATCAACGCCATCGGCGACCTTGTTGATGATCGGGGTGATGATGGGCAGCACCGCCTTGCCAATGGACCCCATCAGCTTGTCGGTGGCCAGACCCATCTTCTTGCCGGCCTCGTTGTAGGTCTCGGCCATGTTGGCGAAGTCCTGGTCGACCACGCCGGTAGCCTCGGACGCCTTTTTCTTGATCTTCAGGTAGTCCTGGTAGCCTGCCAGCATGGGGACGATGAAGTCCTGGACCTGCTTGTCCCCGAAGATCTCGCCCAGCTTGAAGCGCTCCGAGATCTTGTCGGCGGCGCCCTCGATCAGCTTGCCGTTGGCATCGAAGGCGTCGGCCATCACCTTGTCGAGATCGGCGCCGGTAGCGGCGGCGATCTGTTGCATCGCCACCTCCATCGGGTTCTGGCCGGCCGCCACGCCGTCGGCCAGTTCCTGGGCGATGTCGATGCCCAGCTTCTCGAAATTCTTCTTCGCCTCGGGGCTGGCGATCTTCTGGAGGAAGTTGGCCAAGTTGTTCGCCGCCGTCGACGGGTCCGACGCGCCCTTCATCGCTACCTGCAGGGCGGCACCCAAGGACGCCACCGCTTCGGTGCCGGTCAGGCCCAGGCTGGCTGCGGCGGCGGTCAGCTGCGGGAACTGCTGCGCCATGTTCTTCAACTCGAAGCCGCCTTCCTTGCCGGCGGCGGCCATGATGTCCAGCGCCTTGCCCAGCTTGTCGACCGGCACATGCAGGTTGCTCATGACACTGAAGGACAGATTGGACATGTCCTCCATGCTGGCACCGGTGGCGGTGGCGGCGCGGCCTATGGCGGTGCTGGCCAGCAACGCTTCCTTGGCGCCCATACCCTTGCCCACCAGCACCTCGACGCCGCCGAGGATCGCTTCGTTAGACTGGCGGACATCGACCGACATGGCGCGGATCTGCTTGCGCACCCCCTCCAATTCACCAGCCGTCATGCCGGCGGTATTGCCAAAGGCGCGCAGGTGGTGCTCGAAGTCGCCCTCTTGGTTCAGCGGCTGCTTCAACGCCAGATAGGCCGCACCAACCTTGACCACCTCGCGCCCGAGTTCGCCGGCCAGCTCCTTGCGCTTTTCCACCCGCGCCATGGCATCACCCAGCCGGCCGACGGCCTGGGTGGTCTGGTCGACCTTGGCCTTGGCATTCGCCATGTCGGCGGCCAGCTTACGCTCGGCATCGGCCAGCTTGCGGGTATCGACGCCGGCGGCGTTCAGCTCGCCGCGCAGCGCGACCAGGCGCTGCTTCTTGGCTTCCTCGGCGGCGGCGGCGCGCACCACTTCGCGCCGGGCGGCGGCCAGCGCCTTTTCTTGGGCCTTCGTCGGCTCCTCGCTGGCGGCGATCTCGCGGGCCAGCGCCTTGACCTTGTCCTGGGCCTCGCGGTGGGCGCGCCCGGCCTCAAGCACTTGGCGGCCCAGTTGCCGATAGCCACTGACCTGCCGTTCGGTCTTATCCAGACGGGCGGTTTCCTTCAGCGCCTCGGCCTTCTGGCGTTCGGCGTCCACCACCGCTTGGCCTAAACGCCCCACTTGCGCTATGGTTGTACCGACGGCCGTGCGCATGCTGGCGCCGACGGTAGCCCCAATCACCAAAGATAGAGCGAGGGATTTATCCATGAGACCGGCCAAGATCCTTCAGTGGGTGTTCATAGGTGGAACCGGCATCTGGGCGGCAGCGCTGGCGGGCGGGACAGAGAACTGGTTCACGTCCATGTGGACCTGGATCGTTACCGGCATGCTGGTCTTGACCGCATTGGCCCTCGGCGTGTTCATCATCCTATGGGTCCTGAAGATGCTGGGCGTGATCGCCAACCTCCCCTGGACCCTGGACCGCAAGCTCAACGAACGTCCCTGATTTCGGCGGCCACCTCCTCGGCCGCCTCTTTCCATTCCTTCAGTTCCCGCAGATCCATCGCCAGCACGTCGCCCAGGCTCAGGCCGTGGGCGGCGACGCGGAGGCATTGCTTTCGGAGGTCGAGGGAACTGCGCCGGCGCCAGTCGCCGCCGGCTTCGAGCGAAAATTTTTGTACGCCTCCTGCAGCTTCGGATAGTCGCCTTCCAGGTCCACCTCGGCGATCACGTCGAACGCCTGGCCGGTCAGGAGGGCGAACAGGTGCATCTCGATCTCGTCGGGGATCAGCGCCCGCTTCTTGGCTTCCAGCTCGTCCTTGGCCTTCGGGCGGCGCATCACCAGCTCGGTCACCCTGGGGTGGGGCGCCAGCTCCACCGGATAGTCGAGTATGATCTTCTGCATGGCTGTTCTCCTTACATGCCCAGGGCGGTGCGGATGCTGGACAGCTGGTCGACGCCGTTGACGATCCGCTTCATGTTGAGGGCGTCGATCTCGATCACCGTGGTGCCGCCGACGGTGATCTTGAGGTACTTCAGCGACACCGTGCATTTGGCGGCGGTCTGAGAGCCCTTCTTCCACGAGCCGGGATCGATCTTCTCGAACAGGCCGCGCATGGTGACGATGACCGGCTCGGCCGAATTGAGGTCGGCTTCCTGTGCGCCGCGCAGGGTCAGGCTGGCGTTGGGGTTGCCGAACAGGCCGAGCACCGCGCTGGTGTACTCGGCAAACGTCACCTCGGCGTCCATCTTCGCCATGGTGCCGGTGTCGATGGGCACCGGGGCGGCCAGACCGCCGGCGTCGTAATCCTCGGTCTTGATGGCGATGGTGGGCAGCTTGGCCTCGGGGACCTTGCCGGCGTAACCGACGCCGTCCATGTAGGCGACGTAGTTTTTCAGAACCTTGGGCAGGGTGGACATAGGGCGCTCCTGTTACTGGGTGGCCAGCAGGGTGTTGGCCTCGGTGATCAGCTCCTCGTAGTAGTCGGCGCTGCGGTGCATGCGGAACGTGAGGTGCTCGATGGGCGCCGGCGCCTCGTTGTCGAAGTCGACGGTGAACTCGCCCGACATCAGCCGGTCCTTGGTGTTGAGATCGGGGTCGATCCACACCTTGCCGCCCAGCAGGGCGCCGCGCGTTTTCATGCCGGCCAGGTAGAGGTTGAGGCTGTCGCAGCAATCCAGGATCGCCTGGACGCTGAACGGGCGGTCCATGATCCAGCGATAGCCGGCCTCGATGCTGTCGTTGATCATGTCGTGGGTGCGGCGGACCGAGAGGAACGCCCATAGCGGATCGTCGCTGCAGGTACGGTTGCCCCACAGGCGGTACCCGTCCTCCTGGATGATGGTGGCCACCTCGTTGCCGTTGAGGTAGTTGGCCACGCAATCGGGATCGGACAGGCCGAAGTCGATGGGGCGCGCGGTGCCGGTGATGCCGCTGATGACGTGGTTGGACGGCGACCACCAGAACCCCTTGGCCGGATCGTTGTCCACCATGGCCATCAGGCCGGCCACCCAGGCGCTGCCGGGCTGCACCACGGTCATGGAGAGCGTGCTGTCCCACTTGGTGACGAAGGGATCGACCACGTAGACGCGGGCGCTACCCCAGTCCTTGCGGTAGGCCACCGCCGCCTCGTCGGTGGTGTTCGGCCCCTCGGCCACGATGCAGGCCCGCAGCTTGGGCGCCACGCCGACCAGCTCGGCCACCACCGGATTGGCGGTGGTGCCGGTGATGGCGGTGGCCGTGGCGCCGTCACCGTCGCCGGCGATGGTGACGGTGGGAGCGGCGGTGTAGCCGACGCCGGCGCGGGTCAGCTGCAGGGCGGTGATCTTGCCCTGCTCGATGACCGCCTTGGCGGTGGCACCCTGGCCGCCACCGCCCTCGATGGTGACGGTGGCCTGGGTGTAGTTGGCGCCCTGCGTGGTCAGCTCCAGGGTCTTGACGCCTTGCGGACGCACCGAGGTGAAGCCGGGCGCGATCAGGATCTTGGGCTTGACGCTCAAGATGGAGTTGGCGGACCGGAAGGCGTGGACGCCGGTCATCAGCGTGACGTTGCCGACGATGCTGGACAGCGTCTCGTTGGTGTTGGCGCCCTCGGGCACGCGCACCATGACGATGGTGGCGCCGGTCTGGGCATAGATGGCGCTGACCGCGTCGAACAGCGTGCCGGCCTTGCCCAGCTTGGCCGCCTTGCGCGGGTTGTTCGCCAGCAGGATCGGCGTGTGGTAGGGGAAGTCGGCCTCGGACGCCTCGGGCGCGGTGCCGATGACGCCGATCACCGACGACTTGACGGTGCGGATCGGGCGGATGCCGTCGGTGGTTTCGGCGACCTCGCACCCGTGCAGGAAGTATTCACCCATGGTGCACAACCCTTTTCTGTGAAGACGGTGCCGGCGGTGCCGGCGAGGATGATCACGGCTGCGGCCACTCCAGGCCGGCGAGGATGGTGGCGACCTCCTCGGCGCTCTGCGCGGCCCGGATGTCCGCCTTTGCCGTGAGACGGACGCGGCGAATCTCGTCCAGCTTGGTGAGCCAGGCGGCACGGGTGACCCGCACCAGATCCGCCGCCTCGGCTTCGGTCTCGACGGCGCGGCCGAGGCGCGGGTCGAACGTCCCCGCCTCGACGTCCGCCTCGAGCGTCGCAAACGGTCCAGGGGCACCGGATAGGCACGCGTCCGCTTGCGCGGCGACGCGCTGGTATTCCTCGTCGAGATAGGCGCCCACGCTGACGAACGCCGCCCGCGCCTCGCCCGCCCGCGTGTCGATCGACCGTTCCGCCGCCGCCTTGACGCTTTCCAGCGGCGGCTCCGGGTTCAGGCGCGCGGCGCGCGCGGCGAGCAGCGCGTCGAGCGCGGCCAGGTAGGCGTCGCCCTCGGGCCAGGGCTCGGCGTCCTCGAAGCCGCGCTCGCCGTAGCCGACCAGATGCCGGCCGCCGTCGTAGCGGCGCTCGGTCGCGCCCTCGGGCAGGCCGGCGTAGGCCGGCAGGCCGCAGGCCACGAGGTCGGCCGCGAACTCGGCCACCTGCGCCATGTAGGTCCGGGCGCCGCGCAGGTAGATCAGGTTGTCGGGGTGGTGGTGGAACTGCATGGGATCGGCCTCACAGCTTGATCATGGCGTTCAGGAAGACGGTCGGCTGCATGTTGTTGTGCGCGCCGCCGCCGCCCGTGGCCTCCGTCGGGGCCGGCGCGTCGAAGGGCGCTCCCGCGCCCTCCGCCACTTGGCCGCCGCCGCCGCTTGGCGTGTTGCCGGGCCAAGTGTTGTGCTGGTGCGACGCCAGCTCATTGGTGGTCAGCGTGTGCGTCTCGGCACCCACGAATTGGCCAAGGGCGCGGACGCTGAGGCCCGCGCCGCCGCCGGCAATGGCCAGGGCACGCCCGAGCATGCGCGTCAGCTTCAGAGGCTTGTTTGCCGCAAAGTCCGCGGCGGCGGACGCGCCGCGCCCACCCGTTACCGGCGCCCAAGCCTCGGCGACATGATTCCAGAGGAGCGTATAGAGCGCCTGGGTGTCGGCGTTGGCGCGCGTCGTCGCGCCGGACGCGGCGGAGCCAATAGTGCCGTCGTTCGCCAGGACCCATCCGGCATCGGCAAAGGGCTTCAGCGTCAACTTGACGTCGCCGGTGGTGAAGCCGCTGATTGCGGCGATCGCTTGGATGGCCGCCGTCAGCAGCGTGTTGTCGGTGGCCGCCCACACCAGGCCGCCGGTCTCGACGGTGTGGCGGACCTTGCCGTCCAGCTGCGCCAGGTCGAGCGCCATACCCGCTTGCCCGCCATCGTCGGCGATCAGCACGGTGATGGCGTCATCGGGCAAAGCTGTCCACGCAAAGGCCAGCTTGAAGAACCACGGCGTGGCGCCGCCGATCCAGCCCAAGGGCGTGGCGGGGTCCGACCACACGCCCAGCAGGGTTCCGTCCTCCAGATAGTACCCCAACTCCCTGATGAAAAACTCGGTCTCTCCGGGCGGGATCATGCCTTGCAGCAGCACCTGCTGGGGCGCCACCGCCCCGCCGGCTGTCAACTCGACGCGGGCCAGCTCGTTGCGCAGGGCCGTGGCGTCGGCGGTGGGGACGTAACCCTGATCGCCCACCGCCACGGCGGTGATCTTGGCCTGGATGCCCTGGCCATGGGCGGCGGCCACAGCCGCCATGCCGGCATCGGTGAGTTTGATGGTCAGCGTCAGATCGCTCATGGTCTAAGCGGCTTTCATGGTGGCGCGGAAACGGGGGGCGACATGCGAGCCGGCGGCCAGCCCCAGGCAGGCGCCGGCGCCATCACGCATGGCGGCCGGCGTGTCTGCTGTCACGGTCTGGTGAGGCGCGGCGACGGCGGCGAGCCCCAAGGCGCCGGCCTGCACCGATCCGATGCGGATGGCGGCATCGGTGCGCAGGGCCTTGGTGGCGCCTACCATCTCGATCAGATCCTGCTGGCCGGCAGCATCCAGCACGATGTTCGTCTCGCTGGCGGGCTTGGCCCAGGCGGTCACCGTCATGGTGTAGGGCGCGCCCTTGGGCTCGGTTTCGAACCAGCGGACGATGTCGGCCTCGATGCCGAGGCCGGCGATCCCGGCCTTGATCGCCGGCAACGTGCCCTTGATGCGGTGCACCTCGTAGGCCGAGGCGATGACCTGGCGCTTGACCGTTTCCGGCCAATCCGAGCGCCAGTGATCGACGCTGTATTGCCAGGCCAACCAGGGCAGGAACTGCGCCGGGCACTTCCAGGGGTCCCACAACGTGTCGATGGGATTGGGGATCTCGGTGATCAGCGCCAGCGCATGCTCCAGCGCGATCTCGAAGGGGGTGGCGTTGGTGGGCTGCAGGGTCATGCCGACGCCCCCTGCACGCGGATGTCGATGCCGTCGCAGTAGTACGCGGTGCGGGACTGGGCCGGCAGAGTGGCGGGCGGCTCGATGATGTGGACCTCGCGCACGGCGGCCACATGCATGGCGCCGTCCAGGCCGGAATGGGCCACCGGCTTCATCAGCTTATGCTGTTTGCCGGCATAGGTCGCAGTCGCGGTGCGCGCGGCCGCCAGCGCCGCCTCGGCATCGGGCAAGCTCTCCATCTCCAGCTCGGCCTCGATACGGTAATGCACCACGGTGGCGCCGATGACGGTCACATCGTCGCTGTCGGGGCGCAGTTCCTGCGACTGGTCGGCCGGGGCGATCTTGTCGCGGACGGCCTGCAGCACCTCCTCGCTGGGGGTGCCGTCGCCCTCATGGCTCAGCACGGTCACCAGGATGTGGCCGGGCGAGGTCATTTCGGCCCAGGCGTCCTTGACTTTGGCGTGGGCAGAAAGGGCGTGGAAGATGTAGGCGCCACGCGGGCCGGCGACGCTCAGAGCCTCATAGGCCAGATGGGCGCGGCGGCGCAGTGAATCGTCGTCCTCATAGGTCGGGGCCACCGGCGGCACGGCGGTCGGGTCGCCGGGGTCGATGACCTGGCGCTTGACCTTGAAGTGGGAGACCACGTTGTCGAGGTCCTTGCCCTTGGCTTTGGCCAGCAGAACGGCCAGGGCGGCGTCGTTACGCTTCTGGCGCTCCTGCACCACCATCTCGGCGCCGACTTCGAGCAGGATCTTCGCCGGGTCGCTCTCCAGCATGGTGCTGGCCGACACGTCCAGCCCCTTGGCCCTGGCCTTTTCCTCGTAGCGCGCCAGCAGGGTGGCCAGGATCACCTCGTAATCGAGGGTCTCGACCACGTCGGGCGCCGGCAGGCTGGCGAAGTCGATGTCGTCGAAGCGGCTCATTCGACGACGATCCCATCCAGGGTGACGCGGCGGCCCTCGGGCAGGTAGATGCCGTCCAGGTCCAGCACGCAGCGGCCCTGGGTGGACTGGTCGACGATGACGCGCTCCAGCCGGTAGCGGGGCTCCCACTGGTCGATGGCGGCGGCGGTATCGGCGATGATGTCGATGGCCAGCGCCGGGCCGGCGGGATTGTCGATGCGTTCGGGCAGGCGCGAACCGAAGGCGCGGCGACGATTGCGCGTGCCGATCCGCGTGGTCAGGATCTTGGTGATCGACTGGCGAAGGTGGCTCACGCCGCCCAGCCGCCTGCCCGTGGCCGCATCCATGCCGTGCATGGGCTCAGCCCTCGGCGCCCTTGCGGCGCTTACCGGCGGCCGGCGCCTCGGCCGCGCCGACGTCGGTGGCGGTGCTGCCCTCGGGCAGGGGCGCGGCGGTCAGCATCTCGCCGTCCGCCAGCTCGCGCGGCTGGATGGTGGCGGGATCGGCCAGCACGCCGGCCTGCACCAGGTACTTGGCCGCCGTCGGCGGCAGCTCGACGGGGTCGCCGGCCTTCTTGGTCGGGAACTGCCGGCTGTCGGTCTGCAGGATGTAGGTCTTGGTGCTCATGCCTCTACCTCCGGGGGATGAAAGCCCTGGTCGCCCTTGTCGACGACGACCGAGCCGGCGACCCATTTCTCGGTCTCGAACTGGTTGCCGCCCTTGTGGGTGATGCGGGTGGCCATGCCGGCCTGGTCGACGTGGTAGTAGCCGCCGTCGCCGGTCTTGATGACGATAGACTTGGCGCGCAGCTCGATGGTGCCGCCGGCGTCCCAGCCATCGAGCACCAGGCGCCCCGGCTCGTGCACGATGCGCATGCCGTCGGCGTAGGCGACGACGTGGCGCGCCGGGTCGTTGTCCGGCGCCGGGAAGGCGTTGGAGTAGCCGGCCGGCAGCACCCAGCCCTGGTTGGGCTCGCCGTCGGGCGAGAACAGCACGGCCTGCTCGCCCACGCTCGGGCACCACCAGTCGCGGTCGGCGCCGGCGCGGGTGGTCAGCCAGCGCACCCATCCCGTGGTCAGCGAGCCATGGGTGAAGCGGCAGAGGTGGTTGGCGGCGTCCACGGCGGTGATCTGGCCGGGCAGCACGATGTTGGACAGCCGGCGATACAGCTCGCCGATGTCCTGGCGCATCTCCTCGAGGACCACGGCCATGCTCACGGCGCGTCCTCCCCGCCGGCATAAAGCTCGGCCGACAGCACCGGGCCGTTGGGATAGGCGTTGTCGCCCATGCGGACCTTCTGGGTCCACACCACCGCCCACAGCGTCACCCCGGTGTTGCCCAGCTTGCTGGAATAGAGGTTCTCGGCGGTGGCCGCGCTCTCGGCGACGGCGTGGACGTTGGCCTTGCCCCAGCGCTGGCCGGGCAGGCGCAGCAGCAGATCCTCGACCATGGCCAGGGCGGCGGTGTCGCGCGGCAGCTTGGGCTTGTCGGTGGTCAGGATGTAGGCGGCGAACGCCACGTCGCGGTCCACCTCACCATCGCCCACGGCCTCGGCCTTGGGCAGGCCCAGGCAGGCCACGCGCACGGCCGGGGTCTTGACCGCCATGCTCTTGATCTCGGCCTCGGTCATGCGGCCGGGGCCGGTGGCGCAGTCGGCCTTGTCGAACCACTGGCCGATCTGGTCGGTGATGGCCTGGCGCAGCGGGATCAGCACGGCCGCGCTCAATGGAGCACCCGATTGACGAAGGCGTCCGCCAGGTCGACCACTTCACCCCAGTTCTCGTCCGACATGCCGAGATAGGGGCGCGCGGGAATGGCCATGCCCACCTCGGCGCCGCTGAACTGGTGGATGGCGGCATAGACCAGGTCGCTGCCGACCAGGATGTCGCCGCCGGCGACGACGAAGTGGATGCTGTCCAGCAGATCGCCCTCGGCCTCCAGCAGGCCATGGCCCTTGTGCCGGCTGGAGGCCCAGTTCGGCCCCCACGGCGCCCAAGCCTTGCCGTCCGGGCTTTCCTTCTCCTCGTGGATGCGGCGGCGGGTCTGGCTCTCGACCAGCGCACCGACATTGTGGCGCAGCGGATCGAGGTTCATGGCCGGCAGCAGCTCCAGCCGCTGCTGGAGGGCGGCCTGCCCGTCGAGGCGGATCTCGATGGCGGTGCTGGTCATCACCAGCCTCGCAGGGCGTTGTGGCCGAACATGCGCGGCGCTTCATCCAGCATCACGCCACTGTCGGGAATGGCGGGCGCCGATGTGGCGGCGGGAATGTCCAGATCCGCCAGTCCGCTGGAGATGCGCTTGAGCAGCGCCAGGGCGTCCTCGTAGCGCCGCCGGCGTTCGTCGGTCAGGCCGTTGCCTTCCGCAGATAGCTTGTAGATGGCGATGTCCACGCAGACATCGCGCACCAGGTCGGGCACCGCCGGCCAGGGCGCGGGATAACGGCCGAGAACATGGGCGTCGATGATGGCCGAGGCCGATGTCAGGGCACGGTCGACGACTTTGGCATCGATCTCGCCGTCACCATCGCGGTCGGCGACGATGGTCAGGAGGTCGATGCCATAGGCGTCGATGATGTCGGACTGGGAGGCGTAGACCATGGACGTTCCTCTGGGCAGGATGGCGACGCCGGCCGGATTGCCGGCGCCGCCGTTCGGCTTGGTGGGGCGGCGACGTTCTGTCCCGCCCCCTGCTCTCGGGGGTTATTCCTTGGCCGGCTCGCCGGTGGGCCTGCTCCTGGACCTGCGACCGGCGGCCGAGGCGGCCCCTTCCGAGCCGTCCTCCTCGGTATCGTCGGTGACGTGGTCGAGCAGCTTCTGCAGATCCTCGCGGGTCTGGGGCCACGGGCCGACCACCAGCAGGTCGCCGTCCTTCTTGACCAGCTCGGCCACCACCAGGGCGGCAGAACCCTTGTTGCCTTCGTCGCGCAGCTGCTCCAGCTGCTCGGCGGTGAACTCGGTCAGCGGGTGGATGGCGGTGCCGTGGTGGGCTCGGCCACCGCGACGGGCGCCCTCGCGCTTGGCGGTGATGCGGATCTTGATGGTCATGCTGCGCCCCCTCAGCCCAGCCAGACGGTGTTGAACAGCTGGGCAGAGCCCTTCCATTCGTTCGATTCACCGTTCGGCTTGGTCTCGTTGATCAGGATCTTGCGGGCCGCACCCTCCAGCGTGGACGGCACCATCAGCGTGTCGGCGGCGAAGCCGGCGGGCTGGCCGTTCTGCTTGCGGATCGCCGTCATGGCGGCCTTGGCGGCGGCGTAGTTGTCGTGGGTCAGCGGCTGGCGCGACATGATCGCCATCTGCCACAGGGCGAAGCCGCCATTGACGCGGGCGTCGACGCCGTAGCGGAACTTCTTCGCGGTGAACACGTACTCGTCGGTCGGCGAGTCCATGTAGGCGAACTGGTAGTTGCGGCGCTTCTGGAAGATCAGCGGCTTCAGCTGGCGCATGGTGCACAGCAGGAACCAAGGCTCGCCGGTGCCACCCATGTGGTTGGAGACCGAGATCTCCTTGCCCCGGTCGTCCCAGCCCAGGTGGTCGGTGTCGAAGAACGGCTGGCCGTCGTAGCACAGTGCGGTCTCGCCCTGGCGCAGGCAGTCGAACACCAGTTCGTTGGGGTGGATGGCCGCGCCCTCGCCGATCTGGCCGATCATGGGCTTGTAGACGCCCAGGTTGTCGTCCTCGATGTCATCGCGGTCGACGGCGATGGTGCCCTCGAACGGCTTGTTGGGAATGGTGAAGCTGTGGGTGGCCAGGTTCTGCAGGACGCGGTCGCCGATCCACTCGCGGATCTTGAAGTTGTCGCCCAGCCAGCCGTACTCGTTCGACCTGGCCGTGGACGGGATCTCGGTAGCCAGGCGCTGATAGTGGTCGCGGTTGGGGGTGGCAGCGTTCACCGAGTTGTAGATGTCGCGGAACGACACGGACAGGGCGCGGATGTTGGCGGCGTTGACGCTGATGCCGCCGAACGCCATCAGGCCCAGCGCGCGGGAGTCCAGGGTGGCGGCGTGCGACGGCTCGCCGAACAGGGCGGCCAAGCCGAGAACCACCGCCAGGCCGAAGAGGGTGAGGAAGGTCTTTCGCATCGGGTACTCCGATCAGAACTCGACCCAGACGCCGGCGGCGTCCACGTCGAACAGGGTGGCGATGGCGGAACGGGTGCCGCCACCATCGGTCTTGGCGACGGTCTGGTCGTCGACGCCGTAGACCGGGCTGCCGGTGGCGGCGCGGGTGAGTTCGTCGGCGCCCGACGAGTTGGCCACGGCGAACACGCCGCGCGTGGTGCGCACCATCTGCTCGCCGTCGGCGCCGGCGCTGTTGTCCACGGTCTCCTCGACGCGGCCGAGGCCCTTGAGGCCGGCGGCGGCGGTGACCGGAACGGCGAAGCCGGCGGCATTGACGGCGGCCATGGCGCCGGCGAACAGCTTGACCCCGGCGGCCACCGGCGTGTGGCGGGTCTTGCCGTCACGCTCGACGGTCTTGGGACGTTCGGAGGTCAGAGCGACCATCAGAGGCCCTCCTTCTTCAGGCCCTCGGCGACCTTGGTGGCGTCGGTGCCCAGCTGGTTGCAGATCGACAGGACGTCCGCATCCATCCGCTGGGTTGCGGTGGCCGCCGGCGGCGCCGGGGTGTGAGGGGTCTGGCTGGCGGTGGACAGCAGAACCGGGGCCTTGGCGACGTAGTCCTTGAAGGCGGTCATGTTCTGGTTGGCCAGCGCCAGACCCCACTCCTTCATGGCCGGCATCAGCTTGCCGTCCTTGATGGCCTGGTCGACGGCGGCGGCGACCTCGTTGGTGGCGGTGGACTTCTGCAGCTCGGTCAGCTGGCCGGCGACCGCCAGGTGCACGTCCATGGGAACGTACTTGGTCAGGTCCACCTGGTTGGCCGTGGTCAGCTGGGTGTTCAGCTGCTGGGCGGCGGTGGTCAGCGCCGGGATGGTGGCGTCGCCGGTCACCTTGAGGGTGCTGGCCAGGGCGGTCACGGCGGCCTGGGCAGCGGTGGCCAGCTGGTCGGGCGGGGTGGCGGCGGGCAGGCCCAGCAGCTTGGCAACGGTGCCGGCGCCGGCGGTCAGCTTCTGGCAGTGGGTGGCGATGGCTTCGACGGACGCATCCGCCGCCATACCCAGCGCCGCCCGGATCTGCTTGAGCAGCTCTTCGGGGTCCATGGGATCTCCAGTGATGGTCTGAGAGGCAATGGCGGGGATTTCCAGGTTGGGCAGGTTCGTCAGCCCCGCGCCGACGATCCTGATCACCGTGCCGTCCTTCGTGTGGGTGAAGGTCGGGGAGATGTAGCGAAACTCCTTGTCCACCAGGTGCTGGGCAGCCTTGGCGGTCCAGTCCGTGCGGGCGTACAGGCCGTCGGGGCGAACATCGAAGCCCTTGAACCAGCCGGCGGCCGGGGCGGGCTGGCCGTTCTTCTCGGAACGCTGGGTCTGGTGGTCGTAATCGACGGGGGCGTCGGCGCCGGCCTGGTAGGTCAGGGTGGTGGCGACGATCTGCTGGGCGTGGGCCTGGTCGCGCACGGTATAGGGACCGCGACCGTCGCGGCCCAGGACGGTGCCATAGCCGAACAGCTTGACCCACTCGGGCACCTGGCCCTCAGGGAGGACGACCGCGCTGGCGGTGGCCAGCGCGGTACCCTGTTCGTCCGTCACATCATGGATGACCTTCGTCATGACCCGGTCCGAGGTGGAGATACCCCGGAAAGGTATGGCGATGGCGCAAATGGGACCGCGCGGAAGTCTTCCGCTCTATGGTCTTGGCTATGTGGGGGATGCCGGCATCCTGCCTTCGGCTTGGCTACCTCGCAAGAGGCATTCTACCGGCGCAATGGAATAGCTCCCAATGGTGAGGCTTCATTAGCCGTTTAAGAGCGATTGAGAGCGCCTGAGAGCGGTGAGAACGTCATGGCCGCTAACATGGTGGCGGCTGAGAGCCTTCCTGGCGTCCTCGGCCGCCCTACGGGCTTTCCATTTCGGTCAGCGTTGCGAGGGCTCAAGAGTGCCGTCCCGACGCCTTCATGTCGCGGATCGCCACCTCGGACAGGTCGGCGGGCATCTCCTTGAGCTTGCCGGCGAGCATGCGGTCCAGGTTCTGCTGGCGATGCTTGCCCGGGTTGGTGTCCCAGGCGGGATCGATTCCTTCGGGCACCTGCAGCACCTCGCCGGTGCGGCTGTTGCGCCAGGTGCGGGTGGGCACCAGCGGCGCCGTGCCGACGCCGCCCTTCCGGCCCGCCTCGGCCTCGCCGATCTGGCGGACCTTGCATTTGCAGCCCCAGGCGTTCTGGGGCATCCAGTGATCCCAGAACGGATCGTCGATGGGCAGGATCAGGCCGGACTTGCTGGCATGCTCGGGCCGGTGCCGCTCGGACGGCCCCAGCTCATAGATGAAGTACGGCAGGGCGTCCTTGGTGCGCTGCGCCCGTTCCCACTGTCCAGCGGCGCGGGCCGAGCGGGTGTTGGCCCAATAGATGGTCTTGAGGCGCCGGGGGCTGCCGAGGCGCGCCGAGACGGTTTCCCCGGTCAGCGGGTCGACCATGTTCTTGCGGCCCCACCAGCCCAGCTCGCGCAGCTTCGGTTCCAGATCCTTCTTGAACTGCTCGAACGGGATGCCCTCTTCCAGGGCCTTCTCAAGGGCCTCGCGGATGGTGGTGAGCACGTCCAGCTCCATCGCCTTGGCGACGGTGAAGGCGAAGGCGTGCTCTTCGCCCCAGACGTCCTTGTAGCTGAAGGCCGGCTTCCAGCCCTTGTTCTTGAGGTAGGCCAGCACTTCCGGCGACGGGCCGATGCGGGGTGAGCCATCGGCGGGATCACCGAAGCGGAACCCCGGCTTGGGCGTGAACTCGCGCTGGGGACGGTCAGCCATCAGTCCACCTGGTCGCCGGCGGCGCGCGACAGGAACATGGCCTTGGTCAGGGCCTCGACCAGGCGCGTGTTGTCCATCTTCAGTCCCTTGAGACCGGCGATGGCCTCCTCGTAGCTGGACGCGCCATCGATCAGCGCCCGCACCGGGTCGATCATTGGAGCCATCTGCTCTTCCCAGCCATCGAGGCCGGTCTGCTCGATGTCGTCGATGGGATCGCTCCCGGCGTCGGGCCGCTGGTTGGCCGTCGAAAGGTCGACCAGATCGCTGCCGGTACCGGCATCGCCGGCCAACTTAGGCTGAGCGGTGCCGGCGGGACGCAGCAGGTAGACCTGCTTGCCGTCTTTGCCGGCTTCGGGGGCATCGGGCAGGCCGATCTTGTCGCCGACCACCGAAGCCTCGACCCGGCCACCCAGGTTCACGAACTTCTCCACCGTCTCCATGTAGAGCTTGAGGTCGACGGCGTCGGGCCGCTCGATCTTCACGCGGGGATAGCGTTTGCGCGGGCCGCGATTGAGGTCGATGGTCGGGCGGACCAGGCAGTCGTTGATGCTGTTGGCCGACTGCTTGCCGTCGTCTCGCTCGATGTCATCCTTGACCTTGTCGTGCGCCTTGGCCGTGCCGACGTGCTGACCCACGTCGGTGGTGCCGGTCTGGCCCAGCACCAGCTTGGACACCTGGCGGTCGACCCAGTCGGCGAAATCCTGCTGCAAGGTGGTGTTGCCGGTGACCTTGGCCTCCAGCCACTCCACCAGCATGCTGTCGGGGATGATAGCGGCCGAGTCCTTCCACATGGACCGCACCGCGCGCAGCAGCGCCGCCTTGTCCTCCTTGCTGGCGCCGGGCTTGTATTTGCCCAGGCGCACCGGCTGGCCGAAGCCTTCAAGGAATTCGACCCAGGACTTGACGTCGAACACCTTGAACAGGATCAGCCAGGCCGCCGGCCGGGCCAGGCCGCCCCGGATGGGCAGGCCGGACTTGGTCTTGTGATAGTGGACAACGTACCCATAGGGCTTGAGCGGCTCGGCCGCACCGATGCCGGTGACACCGCCTTTCAGCAGCAAGGTGCGGCCGTCGCGGGCAAACTCAAACCAGCGCGGGTCGCGCCACTCGATACGGGTGGGCAGCCACAGCAGGTCACGCTTCCAGATGATCTCGCCAACGCTGTAACCCTTGCCGAGGGCATCCAGCTGGTCGAACAGGTAGTCGGACACCACGCCGGTATCGACCAGGTGTTCGCGCACGAAATCGGCGTCCTCCTGGTCGGCCGGCTCGTCGCTGGCGGCTTCGACGGTCACCGGCAGCTGACTGACCTGCAGCTTGCGGGTGCCCATGACCGCGCGATAGTGCAGATCCTTCTCCTCGATCTCCTCGGCCACCTCCAAGTAGGCGTCGGCGTCACCTTCCTCGGCAGCCAGCATGACCTGGCCCAAGCGCCTGGGCGTCATGCCCTGCCACGGGTGATCGCTGATGACCTGGCGCACGCCGGCCACCGTCGGCCCAGCCTCCTCCTCGGTCAGTCGCGAGGTGTCGATGGGATTGCCGTACTGGTCAAGCAATTGGGCCATGGTCAATAGGCTCCAGCGCCGAAGCCGACGTCGTCATCGTCGTCGGGGGCGGTATGGGGGTTATCGGTGGTGTGCGGATGCGCCGCTTCGTAGCCGTATTCGACCACCGCGCCGAAGGTGGCGGCGTAGAAGTTGAGGATGGCCACCGCCGCATCCGCATGGCGCCGGCCGCCATCGGTGCCCTCGGTGCGGACGTCGGTGGGGATCTTGCCGACGCCGTTGACCAAGCGGAACTGGTGGACGTCGTCGCGCACGTCCTTGTGCAGCGGGATCAGGATGGTACGGTCGACGAAAGCAGCTGCGAACAGCGGGGTGATCTCTCGCAGCAACCACTTGTCCTGGGGCATCAGCTCCAGGATGCGGTCCTCGCCATAGCGCTGGCGGGCTTCCTGGGCCAGCACCATGCCATTGCCGTTGGCGTCAAGCACGCCACGACTGAAGCGGCGCTTGCCGCGCAGGAAGTCGCAGATGTGGAACAGCGCCTGTTTCTGCTGGTCGTAGGGGCACTCACGCAATTCAACCAGAAACGCGGCGTGCCGCACCAAGCGCTCGTCGGTGAAGCCGACGGCGATGTCGGTACGGTCCTGCCGCATGGCGAAGTCCTCACCAACGGCGCAATCGGCGTTCGCGGGCAGGGCTTCCAGCAGCGGAGTGACGTACTCGGCCAGCCACTGCCGCATGTGCTCGCGGCGGTCGAACTCAGTCCAGTCGACGAAGTCCTTGCCGGCCCTGGCATCGGGCTTGGTCCAACGGACCAGCGGGTACTTGTCGGTTTGCGCGGCCTCGATCAGCGCCAGCGGGATCATGGTGCCTTCGCCCTCGCGGGGAATGGCATCCAGCTCCTCGCGCATGGCATCGGTGCGCGAGCCATAGGACTTGCGAACTTTGTTGTACCAGGCTGCCTTGCCCTCCGGGCTCATCTTCCAGCCGCGCACGGCGCAGACGCGCTCGTAGAGGCCGTCGGCCACCGCCTGGTCGAAGGGGATGGTGTGGACGCGGCCGATGCGGGTTCCCTCGCGCACCTCCTTGATCAGGGTATTGAACGGGTTCGCTTTGCCGTTGTGGGTGCTGATGATGCGGATCTTGCCGCCCCAGATCAGCAGCGCCAGACAGGCGTCCAGCACCTTGGCCACGTCCTTGTGGAAGCCGGCCTCGTCGATGATGACGACGCCCTGCAGGCCGCGAATATTGGCCGGGTTGGACGACAGCGCCGAGATGCGGAAGCCCGATGCGAAGGTGATACGCCAGGCGCTGATCTGCTTGGTGGTGACGTTGCCGGCCGCGTCGACCTCGACGTCGTCGAACAGGAACTCCTCGACCTCCACCAGCTCGCCGGCGATCTTCTCGGCGAACCCCCGGCAGGTGTTGATGAACTCGCGGCCCTTGTCTTTGGTGTCGCCGATGTACCACACATCGTCGCCGCCAGCCGACCTGGCGGCCGAAGCGGTCATTACCGACGAATACGCCTCGGCCCAGGTGATGCCGGTGCGGCGGCCTTTCTCGGCGATCTTCAGCTCGCTCTCATCAGCGACCCATGCGCGCTGATGCGACATGAGTAGGCCATCGGCCAGCGGGTCGAAGGTGGTGAGTGCTTCGGTGTCCCAGATCTCGTCGATAATGGACCTGGGCGGGACGTAGTTGAGGGCAGACATGGCCTACGCCATCCCCGCCAACTCGCGCTTCAGTTGGGCAATGCGCTCGGCCGACAGCCCCTTTTCACCGGCCTTCGCGGCGTCCTTGGCGGCACGGTCCACGAGCGCGGCGGCCTTCTTGGCCATCTCTTCGCGCACCTCCGCCTGGAACCGCTTGAGGTTGACGCTCGACCTGGTCAGCGTGGCGATGTTCTTGGCAGCACCCGACAGCATCTTGACCCGCTCGGCCGCATCGACGTCATCGTCGGTGGCCTCCTGCAGGTTGACCAGCGTCTCGAACAGCTCGGTCTGGATCATGGCGGTCAGGGCCTCCGACCGCGCGTCCTGATCATCGGGAGAGGCGTCGGCCAGCAACTTGGCCGCTTCGGTGCTGGCCTTGATGGCGGCCAGGCGCCGCTCCAGCTTCTGGCCGTAGCGGTGGATGGCCGACTTCGATACGCTGAAGCCCTTGTCGCGCAGATGCTGTTCCAGCAGCTGGTACTGGGCGAAGCCCTTGGACGAGAGGGCGCGGTCCAGCCAGCGCCGCACCTCTTCGGGCAGGCCGTCGATGGCGCTACGCCGGGCCATGGGTCACCAGTACTTGGCCGGCCGGGCGATGCCGGGGGCACAGTCGACGGTGTACTCGGCGATGTCGGTGCCATAGCGGGTCAGGTTGCCCCACCACGGGCCGGCAGGGTCCTTGCGGATCTCGACCAGCTTGCGGTCGGACAGGTAGTCCAGCTCGCGGCGGATCTCCAGGGGCGTGGCGTCGGGATAGATGGCCTGGGCGGTCACCAGCACCACGTTCTCCACCAGCTCGGCGGGGCGGGCGTTGTAAAGCGCCAGCAGGATCAGCCAGCGCAGGCTTTCGCGGCGGACCTTGGCGGTGTCGATTTGCTCCATCACGACATGACCTCGCGCAGTTTCATGTTGTCGATCCGCACCGCCAAGGCGTCGAGCTTGGCTTCCAGAACCGTCTGGTTGCGGACGTAGTCCTCGCGGCGGACGTACTGCAGCGGCAGCTCCGCTCGCCACGTCAGGAAGTCCTTCTCCAGTTGCTGGAGATCCTTGGCCGCGCTTTCCACCGCCGAGAACCGAAGGTCCAGTCGACGGTCGATCTGGGACAGCAGCAGCCGGCCGGCCGCAAAGGCGAAGCCCAGGAAGGTGATCAGCAGGCCAACGAGAGTGGTCAGCAGCTGCCAGAATTCGACCTGCACGGTCATCGCCTTCCCCTGTTGAGTTCGGCCGCGCAATCGCCGCAGACGTTGGTCTTGGGCAGCACCTCGCGCCGCTCGGGCTCGATGGTTCCACCGCACTTGGCGCAGATGTCCGAGGCCGGTGTCGGCGCCGAGTTGGCGACACGGCGGGCGGCCATGATGTCGGCCAGATCCCGTTCCTGGATCGAGAGAGCCTCGTCGCCGAAATCACTCACGGCCGTCGTCCTTGGTGCGGGCGGCCTGGGCAGCCTGGGCGGCGATGGTGGCCACGTCTACGGCGTGCTGTCCGAGTTCAGCAGCTTCATCGCCTCCTCTTTCGAGGCGTTCCAGCGCTGCAAGGGTCCGGGCGAGGGCGGCACGTACAGTCTCACAGCCGCTGGCATCGGCGCCGGCTTGGCGTTTGGCGCCACCACCACCGCGCCCACCGGCTCGGGTGAACTGGAGCAGGCGCTGGCGAGCAGCGTCAAGGTCAGCAGACAGGCGGGCGCCATCAGCCTGGGCGCGGGCGGTATCCTGGGCGAGACGGGCATACTTGGCCTCCAATTCGGCATTGCGGTCGATCTCGGCCTGCAGCAGAGCCAGCACCTTGCCGGTCTCCTCGGCCAGGGCCTCGGCGGCGTCACGGCGCAGATCGGCGACCACCTTGTCGTGCTGGGCGCGGTCGTAGGAGTGGACCAGGGCGCCCGAGACGGCGGCAGAGCCGACCACCGCCAGGATGAACCCGACCCAGGCCAGGGCGGACACCGGCACGCCGATCAGGGCGGCAAGCCGCGCGATCACAGCCCGGCCTCCATCATGACGGTGTAGCGGGCGACGCGGTCGACGTAGGTCAGGGTTTCGCGGCTGTTGGTGCCGGTGACGTCAACCAGGCAGGGGGCAATCCCGGCCCACAGCCGGGCGCCGCCGCAGGCCCGCTGGGCCTTGATGATGTTGCCCGCCCCGGCGTTGTAGCTGGCCTGGGCCAGGGGCTGGCGGTCGTGGGGGTCGCGGCCCGCGCGCCAGACCTGGCGCTGCTTGGCCATGTAGTAGGCGCCGGCCTGGATGGCGACATCGTGATGGGGCGAGACGGCGCCGAGGCGCAGCTCGCGCGTCACCTGCTCCCAGGTGCCGGGCATGAACTGCGCCAGGCCGGCGGCGCCGACCGGCGACACGGCGCGGGGATCGAGGCGCGATTCCTGGTACAGCTGGGCCTTCCACGACGCCGGCCGGGGATAGTCGGGCCAATAGGTATCGACGGCGCGGCGGATCTCGCCGTCGTACTTGCTGGGAAAGGCCGTACCCGCCTGGGCGGCGGTGCAGCCGACGAGCAGGCCGACCAACAGGCCGAGCGCGACAAACCGCAGACCGTAGTAGACAGCAAGGGCCAAAGGCTCGCGGGCCATCTGGTTCATGCTGTCGCCGAACGTTCTTTTGGCGCGCTGGTCGAGCCAGGCGGACAGACCGATCAACCCGACGGCGGCGGCCAGCGCATAGGCGACTTTTAAGATCGCGGCAACGACAACGAAATCTTCCATGAAAAACCCCCGGACGTAATCCGGGGGTCAGCGTAGGGTGCCCACCTGGGATGGGCCGCGCGGAAGTGTTCCGCTTGGTGGCGCCGCATCAGCCAGGGCAACGATTGCATGCCGCCGGGCTGACGGTCAATGCCCCTACAGCAGCTCGCCCTGGCTGGGGTCTTTGCTGCCGTTGCGGACCATGCGGACGTAGCGGGCCGAGCAGCCGACGGCGCGGGCGGCGTCGGTGTTGCCAGCCGCCTCGACCCGGCGCAGCGCCGCCTTCTTGCTGCCCAAACCCGCCGCCAACGGGATGTCGTGGTGGCGGTTGCCGTAAACCTCGGCGAGCACCAGGGCGGCCTCCAGGCTGATCACCTTGCAGATCTCGCTGTCGGCCGTGGGGCGGGCGGGAATGTAACGCTTGGTCCCGCCCCAGGCGGCGGCCAGCTTCAGCGCCTCGCCGCCGAAGCCGCGCCGGGCCAGATCACCAAGGATGCCGGGCAACGTCGTCATAAGTCAGGGCTCCAGCATCTCGATGGCGACCAGCAGCGCCGCCTGATGCTCGGGCTTTCCCCGCAGCAGCATGTGCACGATCTCCGCCGCATGCGCCGGCCCATTGGCGTAGGGGACGGCATGGTACCAGGGCACCTCGGCAAAAAGCGAAGCGGCATTCGTCGCGACAACCACGCGGCCGACGACACGGCGCAGCTCGCCATGCCCGCTATAGCCCAGGCGCAGGCGCGCCTGCATGCCGGGCATGGCCTTCTCCCACTGCCCCTCTTGGCGGCGAATTTCCCACCGCTTGGAGCCGTCCGCGAACGCTTCGAACGGCTGGCGCTTGAGGGGGACGAACAGGGCGCCGCTCACTGGCCTTCTCCTCGCGGCAAGGCCCGCACGCGGCTGCCGAGATCCTCGATCAGCCGATCGAGCTGGTTGGTGGTGGCCAGGGCCAGAAAGGCGGCGCCGACCCTGGAATATGCGTGGGCGCCCAGGTCGATGGCCGGGGCGGCGCCGGCCGCCACCAGCAGGCGCCACTGGGCGGTCAGGACGCACCGGCGCGGGTCCGTGCTGGTGGTCCAGTCCACACCGGCCCGCGTGGCCCAGCGCTTCAAACCCTCGACCACGGCGAAGGAATCGGCTGGCGGAAGAAACGCCAGATCATCCACCTGGTACTGGCGCCGCACCCAGGCCCTGAGGGCGCTCTCAGAGGGCTCTTCGACCAGGCCGAGAGCGTGCAGGGACAGCCATAGGGCGCGGGCCTTCTTGGCGACCGGCGTGTCGGCCGGCTTGCGGCCCGAAGGCCGGCTGGCGCCGTTGATGGCGTCCAGCACCCTGCGCAGCTCGACGTCGGTGCAGTCGGCGGCCGACCGCTTGCCGCCGGTCACCAGGGCGATCTTGTCGCGGCGGGTATCCTCGTCCAGCCCCTTCTCCTTGGCAGCGGTGTGGACGGCGGCGATCAACGCGCGGCGCTGGGGGGAGATGCGGGTGGCCATCATGCGACCCTCGGCATCTGCTGGACGCGCAGCCATTTCGGCCAATAGGCCGGGTCGGCGCCGACATCGTCGTTCGCAGGGTTGGGAGTGGCGAGACCAAGGGTGACTGGATTGCGGCCGAGCTGCTTGACGAAGGCCGGCACGCCGGCCTCGTCGCAAGCGTCCAGGAGATTCCCAACCCACTGGATGTCCATGGGGCGGGCGGCCTCGGCCGAGCCGCTCTCGCCGCCGATCAGGACCCAGTCCAGGCCCTGCAGCCACGGCACCAGGTCGACAGACCCCAGCAGCGGCTCCAGCGAGAGGCCGCGCACCTTGGCGGGGATCGTCAGCAGGATGGGGATGCGATGATCGGCGGCCTTCTGGTTCTCGACGGTCACCACCAGCCACACGTTGGGCCAGCCATCGCCCCAGTCCTCGGGGAGCATGTCCCTGATGTTCTCCGGCCGGTGCGTGACGATGATCCAGTCGAGGTTGGGCGTCTCGCGGATCAGCTGCCACAGGTCGGCGCGCCACTCGGCGGGCACCTCGGCGTCGAACACGTCGGCCAGGCTGGCGGTGAACACGCGAATGCGGATGCCCTTGGCCTCGGCCTCGCGGTTCCAGCGGCGAGGCTTCTTCCAGTTGTCGTTGGCGGTGCGACGGCGCGGCTTGCCCTTGCCCCATTCCACCCGGACCTTGGCGTCCATGCGGCGCACGAACTTCTCGGCGTAGCAGCCGGCGCAGCCCGCCGAGACGCGAATGCAGCCGATCCACGGGTTGAAGGTGGCTCCGGGCGTGCCGTCGCTGTTGCGCACCCAGGCGATCTTGGTGGTGTCGCTCATGCCAGCACCCCCGCCACCTTGTTGCCGGCGGCGACGCCGGCGTTGACCTCGATCCCACGTGCGGCCTGGTGACCACGGGAGCGGGCCTCATTCTTGAAGGCGCCGCTGGTGGTCACCAGGGCGCGGCTCTTCTTGAACACAACGCCCTGGTTCTCCAGGGCGACGTCCAACTGCAGGGCGTTGGCCTTCACCAGAGCGAGGGCGCGCTCGCCGTCCTCCGGGCCGCCGTAGCGGCGCCACAGACCGGCATCGAGCTTGTGGATCAGGCCGGCGGCAAGCCCCTCCAGGAATGCCTTGACGGCGTGATTGCGGGTCTTGGCGGTGCGGCGGCGGGTGTAGGTGTCGGTGCGGCGGAACGCGGCCAGAGCCTGGTCACAGGCGGCGCGCAGCACCTGGTAGACGTACTCGGCGACGAGCACGTCCTGGGCGCGGCCGAAGAAGGCATAGGAGAGCTTGCCGCCGCGCACGTAGTAGCCCCTGCAGTCGGCGAACCGCGCAACCGCGCCCCAGACGCTGTCGAGCGGCGAGCGACGGCCGATGCCGACCCTGGTCTCGCAGTACTCGGCCTCGACCAGGTCATCCTCGGAGAGGCTATGGCGGGACAGCAGCTCGGCCATCTTCTCGGCGGCGGCCATGGCCTCCTCTTCGGTGCAGCCGTGCTCGACCGTCTTGGCCTTCAACGCGCGCAGGACGGCGCGCACTCGTTCCAGGTCACTCATGGTCAGATCCTCGGGTTGCGCTCGCCGGCGCGGTTGACGATGGCGGCCATGTCCTGCCAGGTGACGCCGGCGGTGGCGGCGACTTCCACCAGCTGGGCGAAGTCAGCCTTGGGGTCGGGGGTGGCGGCGGCCTCGGCCAGGGCCTGCGCGGCGACCGCGCGTCGTAGGTCGGTGATGGCCTTCGCCGCCTTGCGCGCCGCCTCGTTTCTTCCGGCCCGATGGACCCAGGCGCGCAGCGCGGTGTCGGCTTCCAGGAAGGTGCTGATCAGCTTGCCCATGGCGATCCTCTCGTCTCGTCGGCCTGGCATCATCAGGGCGGGGCGGCCAGTCCCTCGCCGACGCTCCGGCGCCGATCTGGCGCCGGGCGTTTCGCCTAGTCGCAGCTGGGGCCGGCTGCCCGGTCCAGGCGCTCGACCACCTTCGACGCGGCGGCCAGGGCCTCGGCCTCGGTGCAGCCGTTGCCGGTGGTCTTGGCCTTGAGGGCGGCGATGGTCTCGCGCAGCTTCTTGCGCTGATCAGGGCTGGTCATGCCACGGCCTCTTCGTGGGTGTGGAAGCCGTGCCCGTCGGCGGAGCGCTTCCACACGCGCTTGCGATTGACGGCCATCTTGGCGTCGATGGCAGTGGGAAGGTCGCCGCCAAACCACGCGACCAGGTCGGCGAGATCCGACAGGACGCTCTCGCAGGCGAGCGCGGCCCCGTCCCGGTCCTGCTCGATCAGCAACCGGATGATGTCGGCGATGCCTTGGGCGACGCTGCCGACCAGGTACTCGGTGGTCAGCTGGGTCTCGCCGGAAGTCACCAGGCTGTCCCATTGTGGCTCGTCGTCGTTGAGGATCAGGTCGAGGCGCGACAGCACGATGGCGATGTCGGCCGCCTCCTCGATCAGTGCGTCACGGTTCAGCGTCGGTGCGCTGTAGACGGCCAGCAGTTCGGCAACCTCGTTGAAGGCGCGGGCGGCGATGCGGATCGGCATCGAGCTGCCGAACTCGGCGGCAGCCCAGGCGGCGATCTTGGCTTGGGTCTCGTCCATCGCGGCCCCCTCACTCAGCTGCCATGGCCTCGACCACCTCGGCCCGCACGGGGGCCTTGGCGGCGGCCAAGTCGATGGTGATGGCGGTCCACTCGGCGTTGGCCGAGGGGCGGCGGTAGAAGCGGATGTATGACTTGGAGCCCTGCACCCGGATGCTGTCGGTGATCGCCTCCATGGCCTTCTTCCACCGCTCGTCCTCGATGGCGACACGGCGCAGCTGCAGGATGGCGTTGCGGTTGACCCGGCCCTCCTTGTCGACCTGGAAGGCGTGGTTGACCAGGGCGCGGATCGGCGCGTTGGCCTCGGCCGCCCACTCGGCGATGCACTCGTCGATCAGCTGCTTGGCAACCTGCAGCTGGGGGCCGAAGGTCAGGTCGTCGGCGATCTGCACCTGGACCTTCAGCGTGCCGTCGTAGGCCGTGAAGGTGACGTTGCCCTTGGTACCGCCCTTGGGCTCGACGCCGTACTGCTCGGCGATCAGGGCCTGGAAGGCGCCGATGTCGTCGGCGGTGTGGCCCTTGAAGCGGGCGATCTGCGCCGACAGCTCCTCGGCGAAGCCGATGATCTTGCGGACCATCTGGTCCTCCAGCTGGTCGACGGGCTTGACCAGCTCCAGGGGAACCAGGTGGCCCTTGGCGTCGCGCATGTAGAGCTTGCCCTGCAGCTCGAAGGCGCCGGTGGGGATCTCGGTGGTGGTGGTCTCGCTCATGGTGCCTCGTTGGTCAGAGGGTGATCAGGGACAGAAGGCGGGCCGGCGCGGCGGCCCAGTGAAAGACCGTGCGCAGCAGGCGCTGGGCGCGGCGGAAGCGGCGGCGGGCGCGGTAGGTCATGTGCCGGTCTCGTCGAATTTCCGGACAGGGATGCCGGTGGCGGCGCAAATGCTGGCGACGAAGCCGCGGGGGTCCGCAGCGGCGTGGGCCTTGAGTGCATCGCGCATGGCGGCGGCGGTGTCCTCGGCCAGTTGGTCGGCCATCTCGCGGGTCGGATCGATGTCGGCCGTTTCGACCAAGCTCCGGCGCAGCTCAAGCACCTCCTCGCGGAACGCGGGGTGCTTGTTCATCAGCTCGCCCACCCGGTTGATGGCATGCATTACCGTGGTGTGGTCGCGGGAGAAGGCGCGGCCCAGTGCCGGCAGGCTGCGCATGGGCAGGAGCACGCTGGCCAGATACATGGCCACCTGACGCGGGCGGGCGATGCGGGTGCAACGCCGCTTGGAGCGCATCGCCTCGACCGGCAGGCGGAAGTGGTCGGCCACCTTCTGCTGGATGAACCGGATGGTCAGCACCGGGACGGTCGGCGCCTTGGGGGCAAGCACGTTCATGCCGCACCCGCCTCGGCCGAGCGCTCGGCCTCCGGCTCCAAGATGGTGATGTGACCGCCCACCATGGCCAGCCAGGTGGACAGCTCCACGCAGTCGGAGCCGGTCAGGCCGCAGGCGCCGTACTGCGCGATCAGCTTGGCGGCGACGGTGCGGATCTGGACGGCCGTCTGCGGGAAGAGCGCCTGCAGCTCGTCGGCGAGGCTGCCGAGGCGGCGGGCGACGGCCGGCAGTTCGAAGGAGCGCAGGCCAGGGTGGGCGGTCAGGCCGGGCGGCACGCGGCGCAGCTCGCGGGCGTAGGCGAAGAGGGGCAAGGCGCGGGACATGGCTCTCCCCTCCCTCAGTTCGAGCGGGCCGACCCGTCGGGGGCGAGGTTCGACCAGGCCGCCTTCAGGTGCTCGACCGTGCGCGGCATGCCCTGGCCGTTGGCCAGCACGTTGGCGCGCTTCATGCACTTGTCGATGTTGCGCAGATGGCCGGGCTTGGCGGCGATGGCGCGCAGGAAGCGGTCCTCGCCGGCGTCGGTGACGCCCCAGGCGGCGAGGATGGCGGTGATGTCTTCCTGGGTCGAACCGTCGATCAGCTTGCGGCCACCCACGCGGCTGTACAGCTGGGCATTGGACTTGGACAGCCCCTCCAGCTTGGACAGGATGCCGATATTGCCGCAGATGACGATGGCGAGGCCCTCGCCGTCCTTGTTCAGCGCCCGCAGCTGCTCCAGCGCGGCCACATCCAGGATCTGCGCCTCGTCGACGATCAGCAGGCCCTGCTTGTCCTCGGTGAAGCGGCTGATGGCGCGCGGCAGGCGGGTGGCCGACTTCTCGACGATCCCCATCACCGTGCAGATCTCCTGCATGATGGCCGTGGCGGTCTTGATCAGCGGCTCGACGGTCACCAGCCAGACGTTGGGGTTGTTCTTGCGGTAGTCCTTCAGCGCCCAGGTCTTGCCGCCGCCGGGCGGGCCGACGATGACGCCGAAGTCCTTGAGCGCCTGGGCGTACATGCACACCGTCTGCGCCTCGACGGCGGTGGGGGTGCGCTGGAACGGCGGCGACACCACCGACAGCTGGGCGACCTGCGAACGCTGCTGGCGGTTGTCCAGCCACAGCTTGACCTTGCGGGCCACGGCGTCGTTGTCGCCCTGGTAGGTGCCGCCCAGCCAGTTGGTGAAGGTGCCGTAGGCGATGCCGGCCTCTTCGGCCATGGCCTTCTTGGTGATGGTCTGGGCCAGGTCGAGGCACTGCTCGCGCAAGGCGTCGTGGTCGGGGGTGATTGCGAGGACGACGGTCATGATAAACCTCAGTTGTCGGTGACGAGACGGAACAGCTGCTGCACCCCGCGCCCGAACGCCTCGGCGTCGGGGGCGGACTGGACCGCCGGCTGGACGGCGGGACGGGGCTTGAGGGCGGTGTTGCCGAAAACGGCACGGTGGACGTTGCCGAGGTCGGCCGGGGGTTCCGGCTCGACTTCCGGCGCCATCTGGGCCAGTTCGACCGCGGTCATGGTGCGCTCGGCCTTGGCCTGGGCGGCAACCGCCTTCAGCCAAGCCTTGCGCGCCTGGGCGTGCTGGCGTGCCGCGTCGGCGTTCTTGAAGCCCACCGGCTCCCAGATGTCGGCGAAGCCGAGATAGGCGCCCGACAGGGCGTAGACGTGCAGGCCGTCCAAGACGTTCTGGGGGTCGTAGCGCACCACCAGCTTCTCGCCGCGATGCTCCACCAGGAACTCGGACCAGAAGCGGTTGCCGAGGATCTTGATGGCGCCGTTGTCGCGGTCGGCCGAGACGCCGTCGGCGGTCAGCAGCCACAGGCGGGCCTGCTCGGCGGTGGCGCGGCGGATCAGGCCCTGGCTGGACGCCTTGGCGTAGCTCTCGTTGAACACCTGGTCGAACGAGCGGCCCTGGGCGATCTTGGTGCGGCGGCCCTCGCGGGCGTTCCACTTGGTGATCTCCACCGCGATCACCTGCAGGAACTCGTCCAGGGGAATGGCGCGTTCGCCGTAATTGGCCGGCTTGTTGGTGGTGCTGTTGCCGGTGTAGGCGCCCTCGAAGGCGGCGACCTTGGCGATGTCCTGGGCCATGTCGCGCCAGCTGCGCTCGATGGGCTTGCTTTGCCCCGAATAGGGCAGCGTGAAGCGCACCTGCATGTTCAGGGTTTCGCAGATGCCCAGCGGGTCCTCGTCGCGCACCTTCCAGCGGTGCCGGTTGGCGGCACCGCCGGTCAGCCATTTGTTGGCGAACGCCCTGGTGTTGTCGAACCACACATAGTCGGGGATGCCGTACTGTTCGACGACGTCGCCCAGCGCCAGGCGGATCACCTCGCGGTTCTCGGTCTGGGCCACCCGCCACGCCAGGAGCTTGTTGGAGTACAGGTCCTGGAACCCGACCATCACCGGCCGGCCGATGGTGCCGTCGGGCCACAGCACGCGGACGTCCCAGATGTGGCCGTCGCCGTTGATGGCCTCCAAGGCGTGGAAGCAGGTGCGGTCGCGTTCCTGCGGCGGGTACATGCGCTTCAACGCATCCGGCCCTTCGCGCGTCAGCACCTGCACGGTGGGATGGATGTCCCGCTCCACCCGGCGGGCGACGCTCTTTTCCGAGGGGATGGCCCAGCCCTTCTGCTGGGCCAGCAGCTTGAGGTCGCGATAGCAGGCGCTCAAGGGGCGGGCGGACAGGCGCAGGTAGTCGGCCTTGAAGGCTTCCCAGGCGTCGTCGTCGAACTCGGCGGACACTTGGCGGCCCACGTACTGGTCGGCCAGAAAGGGCAACCAGTCGTCGCGGTCCTGGCCGGCGACGCGCTTGTACCAGCCCCAGATGCTCGACCCGGCGACGCCCTTCTCGGCCGCGATCAGCGCGACGGCGATCTCCTTGCGCTGGCCGTTCAGCAGCATCGCCTCGACCAGCGACAGGATGGCCAGCCGTTCCTTCGCCTTGGCCTTCACCTTGTCGGTCTGGCGGTCGAACCACGCCCACATGTCGGAGGCCGACAGGCTGCGCTTGGCGTCGGTGGCGGGCTGGGCTTCCGGCGGCACGGCGGAAACGACCAGCAGCTGGGACTGCGCGCGGGCCGGCAGCAGCGAGTAATAGTACTCGACACCGCCGCCCTGCTTCTTGTCACGCTTGCGCCAGACACCGAGGGGATTGGTGACAGCATTCCATTGGCGCTCGGGATGCTGCCAGCCGTCGCGCTTGGCGATACGCCAAACACCGCTTTCGGATTCCGGCATGTCCCGCAGCTTCAGCGCGGCAATCTCGGCAGCCGACATCCACTCCTTGAGCATGGTCATGCCCCCTTCCAGGTCTTGCGGGCCAAGACGCGGCGCTGCTGCAGCTCCTCGATCTTGTCGGCGATGATCGATTCCTCGATGGCCGGCAGGTACTTCTGCGGCACCACCGCCCAGCCGAACTGGTTGGCCAGCACCTGCAGCAGCCGGATGTCGCCGGTGGCGTGCACCAGGCCCAGGAAGCGGATCAGCGGGATGGTGTGGTCCTCGCGGGCCTCGCTGGCGTAGGCGTCCAGCATGGTCTTGGCGCACGGCTCACCCAGATAGGTACCGATCTCCTCCGCCACCTGGTCGCGGTCCTTGCCGCACTCCTTGAGCGCGGCGGCCACCGCCCGGCACACCATGGACCGCAAGCTGGCGGCGCGGACCTTCTCGGGCGCGAACGCCTTGGCCGGCTGCGGCGGCTCCCAGGCCAGCAGGTCGTAGGTGCGGGTGTCGCGGGACCGGGACATCACGCGGCCTCCGCAGCCAGAGGCCGGCCGACCACCACAGCCATGGCGGTGACAGTGACGGCCGGCCGACCATCCCCTATCATCGGCGTTGCCACACAACCGACGGGGGAACCCATGGACGAAATCGAACTGCGAACCGAACTGGCGATGCTGAAAGGCCAGGTCGAAGGGCTGAGATGGTTGGTCAAAGGGCTGGTGTTGGCTCTGAACCGAGCCGGGGCCATAGACTTGCAAAAGGTCTGCGAAACCTTTGCCGTGGTCAGCACATACGTGGAGCACACGGAGACGAGCGTGGCGACCTTGCCACTGCGGAGCAGCATCTTCTTCTTGGATGCGCTGGCGAAAAGCCCCGAGAGTGATCCGTTGCAGGCCATGATCACCTCGGCTCTTCTGCACGCAGACGTGGGGAGCGAGCAGAAAAACGCGCTCCAAACGTGGCTATCTCAAGCGACCGAAGACGAGATTGCTCAAGAGCTTGAGCAACTCTTTTCCCGGTTTCTTCGGCGACCTGATCAGGGTGGAAATCCTGGCGCATAGCCTCCCGGATCACCGGCTTGAGCAGTCGGGCGAGCACGCGAACGATCAGGTTGGCCTGCATCACGCTGCCTCCTCTTGCTCAAGGCCGGCGACGAACGCCCGCAGGGTGTCGTCGGTCTTGTGGAGCCACAGGTGTTCCAGGAGCATCTGGCGCTCGCGCGGCGTGGCGCGGGTCCATTTGGACAGCAGCGCCTTGAAGCCTTCGTCGGCCGCCGGGCCGGGGGCACGGACGCCCTTCATCAGCTTGACGGCGGCGGCCACGTTCTTGACTTTGGCCTCGGCGTTCAGCAGGAGCGCCAGCGCCTGGCGTTGCTCGCCGTGGCCCAGCTGGGCCAGCGCCACCAGCTCGGACTGCTTCTTGGCCAGCTCAGTTCCCGGCAAGGCGGCGCGCACGTCGGGCGCCAGCTTGCTGGCAATGAACACCGCGCGCTGAATGGTGCGGTCGGACAGGCCGGTCTTTTCCCGCACATCCTCGGCGAAGGATCGAGCCGCCATGATGGCGACTTGATTTTTCCGCTTGAATTCCGCGCTCTTGCGGTCGCCGCCATGCGCCGCCTCGGGGTGCAGGCGCAGGTACACAGCCTCGCGCTCGGCCAGGAACACCGCACGGTCCAGCGGGTTCAACTCGTGGCGGATCAGGTTCTCGTCGATCTCCCACAGCCGCGTTTCGTCGTCGCTGCCCTCGTAGACCTCGACCTCGACCACGGGCCACCCGACGATCTCCACCGCGCGCATGCGGTGGCCGCCAGCGATCAGGGTGTGAATGACCTTGGCGCCCTTCTTCTGGCGCCGCACCTCGGGCGGCTGGCGCAGCCGCCCGGTTTCCTGCAGGCTGACCGCCAGCAGCTCGGCGTGCGCCTCGTCGATCTGGCGCAGGCGGTCGCCGATGATGATGTCGGTGACCTTCAGGACTTCCCGGCCCAGCGACTTCATTGCGCGGTCTCCTGCAGGTCGGTCAGGTGGACGCGCAGGTCACGGAAAGCGCGCTCGACCGCCCGCGTGGGCTCGGGGCTGTAGGGCGGGACGTGTTTGATGCCGATGCCCAGGCGCTGACACAGGCGCGCCATGGGCAGGTAGTCGGGACCGTTGGCGACGATCACGACCTCGGGGATGCCATAGGCGGCCACCGCCTCGGCCAGCGCCATGGCGACGGCGTCGGCGACGTCATGGGCGACCTGCAGGCCGACCACCTCGCGGCTGTCGCGGTCGAGGCACAGCGCCAGGTGCTGGCGGCCGATAGCACCGGTGTCGATGACGTAGATCGGGCCGGGGCTCTGTTTTGGTTGTATGCGCTTCGCCAT